ACGCCGACTTCATCGCCATCGTCGTAAACGCGCAAGGAACCACCGCCGTATCGGTTTCGAATGTGAAGGTCGGCGGTGTCGCGGTGACAACCGGTCCAGGAATCAACTTCGTTACCGGCTCACCGAACTCATCCTCGCTGATCATCTACTACCTGCAACTACCGCCGACCTTCACATTCGAAACCGATACGGCGGTGGTTCCTTGCGCGTTTACGACGATGGCGATGAAGTCGGCGTCGGATTCGATGTTGTGCGTCCAGCTCTTGGTGCCGCCCGCTTGACCGGTGAGGTTGAGTCCGGTCGCCGCGGACTTGAACGTCGGACCGGCCGGACCCCGCGTCGCGCCCAGCGCCTTCGGATACACGCCGGTGTGGGTGGGCATCCACGCGCTGCTGACGCCGACAATGTTGTAGGTGCCCGTCCCCGTGACCTGGATTTCGGCGACGTACCACTCACCCTGCAGGGTCGGGAAGAAGTCAGTCATCGGCAGGTTGTAGAACTGCCATCCGTAGCTGTAGCCGGGTAGCGGGCTGGTCAGCGAACCGATGATGTTGGACGACTGGTGGGTGCGGGTGAATTCTCCGGTGGTGGTGTTGACCTTGTAGATGTTGACGTAGACGCCGGTGATCCCAGTCAGTGAACCGCCAAGCCACACAACAGATTTCTTCAACCCGTTGTCCGGCAGTCCGATGATGCCCATGACGCTTTTGGCGGAAGTCACGGGCACAGTCGACGGCGATGCGCCGTTGATGTTGGACAGCGGGAACACCGGGTCCGCGGAGGGGTCGATCGACAGGTACGACTGCTTCGAGATGGATTGCTTCGCCTGGAACGCGGCCGCCGTTGCAGCGATTTCTGAGGCGTTGTTTAGGTCCGTACGGACCTGCTGCGCCGCCGTGGACACCTGCGGCGGGCTGATGCCGGATGGGATGCCGAGGAACGCCCGAAGCCCCTGCCACACACCGTCACTGAGCGCGGCGACTGAGTTGCCGATGTTGGTTCCGAACCCGACGAGTCCTTGCACAGCCGTGTTAGGGATGTCCGCCAAGTAGGCGACGTTGGTGTTGTACCAGGTTTGGATCTGCTGCACCGTCGAGTTGATCGGTTCGACGACGGTGCCGTTGAAGATGGCACTGATCTGGTTGAGCATCGTGACGAGCTGGAAGATCAGCGCCCCCAACGCCGCGGCAGTCGACTCGCCGGCGTTGACGATCAGATCAGTCAACGCATCGACGGCGTCGTCGGCGTTGTTCTTCACCGAGTTCAACAAAGCGGCCAGCGCGGTTGCGGTGCTGACGCTCATCTCCGAGAGCAGCGTGTTGAAGTTGTCCGCCACCGTCGCCGCGGTCGACAGCCCGGACGAGATGAACGCGACCGTCTGCCCGAACGTGTTCCCGGTGCCGAGGATCCCGTCGATCATCGCCGCGAAGTTCGCGAAGATCTCCGTCAGGTCATCGACCAGCCCGGAGATGAAGCCTTTCTGCATCAAAGATGTGCGGCGGATCGTGGCGTCGTCGAACCACACCTGCCCCACCGTCACGGATGCTTTGACGCACAGGCGGATCCGGATCGTCTCGACCCCGGACGGCACGGTGTAGGAGCCGGCGATCTGCGCCCACCCGCCCGACGCGGCCGGTGACGCGACAGCGGCGATGTCGGTGATCGCCCCGGTGTCGGTCATCACCTGCAGCGCGAACGGTGACCCGGTCGCGGTGACACCGGCCCACGTCACCCACGCCGCCAGGTCGAACGTCTGCCCCGGCTCAACGGGAACCACTGACCCCTGCAGGCCGTGTTCGGTGCCGGTCGCGTGCACGGTGGCCGACCCGTCGGCGGTGTGCCCGATCAGGTCCCACACGAAGTCGGGGTCGGTGATCAGCGGGTCCGGGTATTCCCGTGTCCACGCCGGCCCCTCATCGCCCAGCGACTCCGAATCGTCGAACCCGGGATCGAGCTGCAGGTTCGGTTGCACGTTGCTGATCGACCCGGCCGGGATCAGAAGCCGCGAAATGAATTGCTGCGCAGCGAGTATCGGGTTGAACGACTCGATACCCAGCCGGACGTTGCCCAGGAACTGCATCAGGTTCCGGAACGGGATAGTCAACTGGGGCAGCGGCGAATTCAGCACATCCCCGCCCGCCCCGAGCACGCGGATCACTTCGTTCAGGAAGTTGATGATCGCCGTCAACTGCACAATCCACGGGTCGATCGCGTCGGTGATGAACTCGATCGCATTGCCGAACTTCGCCAAGTCGATACCGGAGAACAAGTCGATGATCGGCTTGAGCACCAGTCCCAGCGGGCCCAAACCCGCGGCGGTGATCCCGAGCACGCTGAACAGCTCGTTGATCGACGGCAACAGCCCCCCGATCCCGTCGAACAGATCCCCGATCGCGGTGATCAACGCTTTGGTGTCCTTGACGAACTTCGCGTCGATGCCGAACACACCCATCCACGCGCCGATCATGTTGTTCACGACGTCGGTGAACTGCCGCGTCGGCACGACATAGCCGAGGAAGAACCGCTGCGCCGCCTCGAACAAATCGAGGGGGAACGGGCCGTCACCCAGCCCGAACAGCGCACCCAGTGTGGGGAGGATGTATTGCAGGTCGCCGAAGTCGAGCAGCCCTTCGGCGAGCTGCCCGCCGCCCATCAGGACGATGATGTCGGCGACGAACTGCTGCAACTGCTGGATCGGGTTCTGGGTGGCTTCGTTGACGCCTTGCTGCAGCTTCTTCTGGTTGTCTGCAAGGTATTTGATCTGCGCGTCGTGCTGCTGCAGCAACCTGGTGAAGTCGGTGTCCTGCCCGATGCCCGGGGAGTCGGTGATCGATGTGAGTGCCCGAGATTCGGAGTTGGTGTATTGGCGGCCGCCGAAATTGGGGCGCGTCATATCTGGATGCTCGCGTCGTCGAACCACACCTGGCCGGCGGTCATCGCCGCGTCGACATGCAGACGCATCGCCACCGACGCCGCCCCGGTCGGGGCGAGCAGGTTACCGGCCAACCTGGTCCACGGGATCTGCCCGTTGCCGCTCACCGCGCCCACCAGGAACGCCGACATTGGGTTGTCGTCCTCATCGTAGAACTGCGCCACCAATTGCACTGCCGCGCCCGCTGATACGCCGTTCGCGCATTTCACTGACACCCCCATCGGGAAGATCTGGAACGGCGCCAAGCCGTACGGTTGCGTCATCAGGTCGTGGTGGGCGCCGTCGGCGTCCACGGTCACCGAACCGAGCCGGTTCGCGCCCTGCGCGGGGTCGTGCGACCAGCCGGGCCCGGTCGCGGTCCAGCCGTTCAAATTCAGGTCGAACGCCGAGTTGAAGATGATGTTCGTGACACCGGACGGGAAGAAGATCGGGTCGTAGTTGAACGCCCCCTCAGCCTTCAAAGTTAGTTGCACCACGCCTTTTTCGGTGTCGACGGTGATCGCGATGACCTTGTGGTATTGGGCGACTTCACCGACCCACGGCATGTTGCCTTTGACGATGATCGAGTCGCCGACATCGAACGAACCCAGTGGGGCGTTCGGATGGTTCGGCAGGATCGTGATCGTCTCCCAATACGGCGGGGTCTGCCGGCGCGCCAAACGCCTGTGGGCCCAGGCTGCGGAGCGTTCGTTGGAGTCGATGAACGCGGTGTCTTCGTCGAGGTAGCGGCGCAGCCGGTCCGGATCCGCATTCGCCAGCCGCGCCGAGTATTCGACGCCTGGGAAGTATCCGGTGATGCCGACGTCGGACACCCAGTCGACCTGAGATTCGGTGTGCGGCTTGGCCGATATCACGTTCTCGTTCAGGATGAACGCCAGGTTCTCCTGAATCACCCCGAGCCGCGGGTAGCCGAGTTTGATCTTCTTCACCACGTCGGTGCGGTCGGCGTTCCACGCGGACTGCTCGACGTAGTCGAAGGGGACGTCGCGGGCCAGGGCATCGATGTAGTCGCCAGAGTCGAGACGGTCGGTTTGGCGCACGAACGTGGCGAAGAAGTTCAGGTTCAGCAGGTCGCCGTCGAACGCGTACCCGGGCAGCATCTCCACGCCGGCGGTCGTCGGATAGATTTCGACACCCAGGTCGCCGTTCGGGAAGTCGTTCTGCAGGTGCCGCCAGATTTCCACGACGGGCCGGTAGACGTCGTTCGCCAACCAGTTCAAATCTTCGAGCCACGGGATTCCCTTGGGGTAGCAGGAGAATCCCTTGGCTTTCAGGTGAAGGACGCCGGTGTTCTCGTCGATGTCTGAGGGCTGCACGATCCCGGTGCCCCAGAGGCGGCGTTTGCCCTGCATGATCTTCTCGACGTGGACGAGTTGCCGCCACGGCTTGAAGTAGATCCCGGCCGCCGAAGGGTCGTTCGGGTTGACGTCGCATTGCAGATCGAACGGGCCTGACAGGGCACGGGTGATCCGCAGCTTGGTGACGTTGAGGTCGTAGGTGACGATTTCGCGGGTGCCGCGGGACTCCTGAACGCTGATGCGCCAACGGTCATCGGGCGGCAGGAACACCCCGTTCTCGGCGATCGATTCGATGAACGTCCACGTGAAGCTGCCGGATGTGCCGGCGTGTTTGGTGCTGATCCCGACCACGTCCGCGTCCCAGGCGAAGGTGCCGGTGGCCTGGGCGTTGGCTGGGCGGCGCGCGGCGACGCTGCCGGTGAAGGTGTAGTCGCCGGCAGCGGTGGCTGACGTCATGTCAGGTGGCGGAGCCGTTCAGGTCGAACGTTTCGATGGTGATCACACCGTTGGAGTCGAACGTGTTGTCACCGGTCAACGCGAAGTTGCCCTTCCATACTCCGGAGCCGGATGTGTTGGACCACAGCGAGATACAGGTGACGGGGCCGTTGGGTGTGCCGCCTTCGAACACCATCGGCGCTGCCAGGCCGAAGTCTCCGTCGGCGGTCGGTGTCGTCCAGGACGGCACTTCCATCGCGGCGCTGGACTTGTTCGCCGCGCCGCCGGTGCCCGGGTTGCCGGTGTGCAGTTGCGCGCCGCCCAGGTTGGAGCGTATACCGTTCGCGCCGTCGACCATCGCAGAATTGGATAAACCCATGCTTGTACCCCAACAATCAAGTGAGAGTTGATAATTCGATCAGATGGTGTGGTAGGCGTCGCGCCACAACACCAGGCATTTACTCGCCGAGCTCGTCGACGACGCCGACCATGACATCGCCACCGGCGACGCCGCCGGCAACCGCAACTGGTCCAGATACTTCGTCGCCCCGATCAGCTTGTTCCGCCAATTCACACCGTTCGAGTCGACAACACGCCGCATCCACGGATAGCTCGAGACCTCGACCGTCACCCCGGCAAGAATGTTCAAATCCAGCTCGATCTCGTTGTTCCCGACGTTCACGATCGGATGCGACTGCGGCCCGACCAGCAGCACCCGGAACCACGCCGGAGCATCCCCACCCGTCGAATAGAACACCGGATCCGCGCCCACCGTCAGCGACGCCAACGTCTCACTATCGGCGTGGCACAACGTGTCCAGCCGCACGAACTCCGCGTTCACCGTCCGCCACTGACTCGTCTGCGTTTTCGGCGTGTACTCGAATTTCCGCGGCCGACCCCAAATCTGCTTCGTCACGCCGTAGCGGTCGCAGTGGATCAGCGCCTTCGCCCCCCCGAACTGCTGCTTGACCTCGTCGGCCTTCCACTCCCCCTGCAGCACGCCGAGCAGCTTCGAGGACTTCGTCACCAAATCCGCGGGCAGCGTGTTCGGCATATAGCGGACCGGGGCGTTGTCCTTCACGCCGATCTTGAACGTCAGGGTGCCGCCCTGAAATGTGTCCTGCCCGAACAGCATCGTGTCCGACAACGGGATCTGGGTGTCCTGGTTCTGCACGTTGTAGGAGCCGATCTTCGGCGGCATCACCTCGTACTGGGTGCCCGGGCCCATCACCAGATCACCGATCTGCCACTGACCGCGGACCAGATTCTTCGACATCAAAAGTTCGCCGCGCTGACGATATCGGGGGCACCGCGTTTCCAAGCCGCGAGCAGTTCGTCATCCGCGACGTGAATCCACGTTTCGCGTCGCACAATGCCGCTGATCAGGCGCTGGCTTACCCCGTACCTGTTCGCCAACACGTCCTGGCTGCAGTGGCCTTCAGCATAGTCGCGGCGGATCACCCGCACGTCATCGTCGGAAAGCTTGGCCCTTCCATGCCTCTCCCCACGTAGAGGATGGCGAAGGCCATTACGGACGGCGTCTTCGTGGTTCTCTGACATTGTGCCCCAGCAGAGGTTTACCGCACGATTGTCGGACTTGACGTCGTTTAGGTGCCTGCACTCCATGCCATCTGGCCGGGGTCCGTAGAACGCGGTGCAAACCAGAGTGTGCACCTTGACTTGTCGCCCGTTCGCCCAAACTCGAGGGTAACGGTGGTACTTGTCGATCGGGTATGGCTTTACCTCTACCCCGCATCGGTAGACGGGGCCCTCACTATCTGCATGCCAATCCGGGTATTGTTCTCCACACCAACGCATTTCAATCATTTTGAGACCCCATCGCGGATGTCGTCGTCATGTCAAAAGTTGGCTGGGGCTAGGGCGCCGGCGGTGGCGCCAGTGTTCACCAGCCACATCGCCTCAGACATCATGTCGTACGGCGACTGGCCCGGGCCAGCGTAGATATTTAACTCACCCACACCAGGATTCGCATTACCGCCCCCTCTGAAGTCGTACAACCCGTTCATCCACGACGGCACGTTCTGCACGTTCTGGTTCCCCGGATTGTCCTGCGAGTACGAGATCAACTGCCCGGTGTTCTTGTTCAGCAGGAACCGAACATCACCCATCAACGGCGTCCCCAACGCGCCAGCAGTCAACTGCGACAAGAACCGACCCACATACGTTCCCGCGATGCGATACACCTGCTGCCCGAAATCGATCGCCGCGTTCACGCCCTGCAGGATCCCCGAAATCATCTGCGCGATCTGCCCGGCCGCCGACAACGCCATCGCCGCCCCCTGCGACCCACCAGAGGGGTCACCCGAGCCGCCGGCGCCGACCAGACCGCCGATCATCGACAACACGCTGCCGGTCGCTTGGGCGACCTGCGAGGCGAACGTGATGTACTTCTGCACATTGTCGATGATCTTGTTGACGTCCTCGGTATTGCGGACGCCGTAGACGAGCCTGTCGGCGATGTCTTGGGTCGCCGCCAGGCTGTCGAGGCCGCCTTGGACGGCCTGCAGGACGCTGCTGACCACGTTCGACGCGCCACCCATGAACGACGAGAACGTCTGCATCGCGTTCGGGCCCTGCGCGAACCCCTGGTTCTGCGCGATCTGCTGCTGCGTCGACTGCAACGACTGGATGAGGTTCTGGTTCCCGAGCGCGTCTTGGGCGCGCAGCCCGGCGATGGTGGTGTCGATGCCGTTGAGCGCGCCGAGCACTGTCTGGTCTCCGGCGCCGGGAGTTTGCGCGGCGTTGATCTGCGACGCCAGCGCCGGGTTGCCCTGCAAATAGGCTTGCAACTGCTGCTGGTTGATCGTCATCGTCTTGCCGCTGGGATCGACAAGCTGATCGAGCTGCTTGCCCGACGGCAGCAGCAGATTCGCGTTACCCAGCCCAGTCGCAGCACCAGCCATCGATCCCGGCGGGACCTGGCCGTTCAACAGGACGGGAACGTCAGTGCCCCAATGAACGTGATTGGTGTGGCCGGGCAGATCCCCCGCGTAATACCCACTGCCAGACACGTCTTGGCCGCTGGCGATGCCGTAGTCCCGTTGGCCGCGATAGATCAACTGCAGCGTCTGCGGGCCCAGCACGCTCGCGATGAACTGTGCGAACGCTTCCTTGTTAGCCGACGGCCCGTTCGGGACGGCCGGGTCGTTGAAGTCGAACGCGTAGCCCATCTGGTGCAGGCTGCCGCCGCTGGCGTACGTCGACGCAGTCAGGTTGAACGCGGCAGCGAGCTCCTGCGCCCACTGCGGCACCTGGTAGGCGTTCGGGCCGCTGGTCGGATACAGGGTGGGCAGGCCGCCGATCGCCCGGATACCGGCCTCCACGTTCGGCGCGTTCGGCACCCGAGTGGCCTGCGACGCCGGATTCAAGCCGACCCCGCCCTGCGTCGTAGGTGGCACTGCGATCGGCGGCACGGTGGGCGCCGGGCCGGCACCAGCACCGCCAGTAACCTGCGGCCACGTCGGCTGCTGACCCATGATCTGCTTCGCCAGCCCGAGCTGGTTCATCACGTCCTGCATGTACTTCGAGCCCTGAGCGCCGGACCCCAACTGCGGGTTCTGCGTCAGCACCGCCGCCAACAGCGGATTACCCGGGTTCTTCGCTAACTCCCTGGTGAACGCGTCATAGAACGCGTTGATCGCATACTTCGGGTCGTTGACCTGATCCAACGTTCCCCAGCCCGACGACGGCGACTGCTGGAACAACCCAGACACCAGACCGGCGCTGCCCTGTACGCCACCGGAGATCGTGGGGTTGAAGCTGGATTCGGCGGCCGCGACCGCCAGCGCCGTCTGAATCGCCGCATCGTCCAGGCCGCGCGCCTTCCCCGCCGCAATGATGGCCTGCTGAATCTGCTCCTTCGACGAGGACGCGGTGACGTCGATCGGCGCCAAATGCCCCGCCAAACCGCTTGCCGGGCCGCCGGTGCCCAGAACGTCGTTCCACGACGGTCCCCGCTGCCCCGCCTTACGCATCAGATCCTCATTCTGCTGGCGGGCGAACGCCTCCGGAGACATCTTCCGCCACGCCTGCTGATTACCACCCGGCAGCGACGTCAACGTCTGCAACACCTGCTGAACGCCGTACTGCATCAGGAAATTCGTGCCCGACTGGAAACTCTGCACCAACGCGCCGAGATCCTTCGCCAGCCCCTTCAGGCCGCGGTTCTCGGGGAACTGGTACCGCAGATAAGCGGACAGGATGCTGGTGTCGGCGCCGGCGATGTTGTCGGGCAGCAGCGCCCCGCCGAGACCTTCAGCGCCGCCGGCGTACGCCGCGCGCCGCCCGGCTCCGGCCGCGCCGGCGGTGCCGGCCGACATCGCGCCCGCCGCCGCATCCGCCGTCGCCGCGGCCGCCGCCGACACCGCCCCTTGAGCCGACGCCATACCGGCGGCCATGTCCTCGACCATCATCCGGCCACGGACCTTCGTGTAACCAGACCCGGAGAACGGGCCCACCTTGGCCGGTGACTGCTGGAACCACTGCGCGATCTGGTCCACGATCGAGTTCGCCGCCGAACCCAGCCCACCCAGGCCGCCGGAGTCGAGCATGCCGCGAATCAGCCCCTGGACAATGTTCTTGCCCCAGTCCATCGCCTTGTTCGGCAGATCACCCATGAAGTTCGTGAACGCGTCCCAGATCCCGCGGATCGCCTGCGGCAGATCCTTACCCAGCGCGTCGTTCAAGCCGTGAATGCCGTCGATGACGGTGCCGATGATCTCAACGAGTTTCGTGATCACCGACACGAATTCGCGGGTCAGTTCAATGATCTGCGGCATCAGCGGGATAATCGCGTTGAGCGCGTCGGTGACCGCCTGGAACAGGGTCGGCAACTGCGGGCCTACGTTCTGCACCAGTCGAATAAAGGCGTCGACCAGCGGCGGCAACTGCGGCAACAAGGCGACGAACGCGTTCGCCAACGTCTGGAAAATCTGCGGCAACTGCGGCCCGACCTGCGCCATCAACTGCGAAAACGACTGCGCCAAACCCGTCAGGAACGTGTTCAACGCCGGCGCCATGCCTACGATCTGCGGGCCGAGCTGCGCCATCGAATCGCGGAACGAGTCGAAGAACGTCTGCCACCCGGGCGCAATCCCAATCCCGAGCTTGACGAACGCCTCAGCCAGCGACGCCAAACCCTGCACCAGCGGTTTCAGCATCGGCACAAACGCATCCGTCGCCGTCCGCAACGTCTGGAAGAAATTCGTCAGCGTCGACTGCCCCTCAGCCGACTGCGTCCACCGATCAAACTCGGCGGTCACCTTGTCCAGCCAGCCCAATAGGCCGCCGCCGCCGAACCGATCAGCCATCGTCATCACCGTGTTAAACGCCGACCCGACGTTCTCCACGATGTGCACCAAATGCCCGAACGCGTTGATGCCGGTCTGAATCCACTCCTGCAACCGGCCACTGGCGGCGGCCTGGTTCACCATCTGCGCCAACTGGCCGACGAACTGGGAAATGTTGCCGCCGATCTGCTCGAAGAACGACGAACCCACCTGCGTCAGAGTGGTGAAAATGCTCACCATCGGCGCCAACGCCGGCTGCAGCGCGCGCAGGCCGTTGCTGATGTTGTCGATGAACGCGGTGAACGCCGCCATCGTCTGCGGCTGCGCCAAGATCCCGGCGAACTGGTGCGCGAAGTCCCCGAAGATACCAGCGACCTGTGACATCGCCGAAATCACTGTCGGGAACCACGTTTGGATCAGCGGCGCAATATCGGCGGCGATCTTCTCGAAGAACGACTGCTGCACGGCCCCCGCGCCGGCCTTGAACATGTCGCGGAACTGCGCGATCTGCAGCATCGACTGCGCCGCCGCCGGCGCCATGTTCGCGATGTCCTCCAAGAACTTCTTGGGGTCGGAGTCCATCATGTCCTTCAGCGCGTCACCGACGCCGTGGAACGCGAGCTTCAGCGTCCCGATCGAGAACGCAGCCCCGGAGATCGCCGCGGGCAGCAACCCGAGCACGCCGGACAACTGCCGTACGGCTTCGACGATTTCGATGATGCCCTGCGCGCCGGCCGCCCCACCCAGCCCGGCCAGGCCGCCCAGCGACGGCAGCGCCAGCGTCATCCCGGCGATCTTGCCGAACGCCAGCTCGAACTTCGCGATGTCGGCGATGAAGTTCTTCAGATGGTTACCGCCGGTGGACGCGCTGCTAGCGAACTTGTCCATGCCCTTCGCAGCGACCTCGAGCCCCACACCGGCCGCCCGCCCCTCCGGGCCCAGCAGCGAAACCACTTTCCCGGTTACGCCAAGGACTTTCGCGAGCGCGTTCGACTTGTTCGCAACGTCGGTGTGGGTGGTGCCGAGTTCTTTCAGCTTCGAGTTGACGTTCGGGATGATGTCGCGGAACGCGCCCATGACGCGGCCGCTGATGTTCAGTTCATCGTTGAGCGCCCGGTGGGCGTCGCGCTCATCCCGGGTCGCCTGGACGTGCCGCTTCTTGGCTTCCTCGACACGCTTGTAGGAACGGTCGATGTCGTCCATCGTGGATTTCGAGTTCAGCAGCACCTGCTGGTGATTGCGCTCCGCCTGCGCGACGCTCTCGCTGGCTTGGCGAACCTCGTTCAGCCGCGCCTCGTACGCCTTGGCCGAGTTCCCCGACGTCTGCATCTGCTTGTCGGTATCCGACAGCGTCCGTTGGGTTTTCGTCAGCGACTCATCGGCCTTATCCGATGAAACGATGACCTTGTCGAGCCCTTCGGCGGCCCGATCCGCGCCCGACCCGTCGTAGTCGATCTCAATTTTCCCATGTGCGCGACCGAGCGAATAATCGGGCATGTCAGATCATCCAGCCGTCGACGGTGATCTCGTCGGGGTCGGCCGGGTCCTGGCCGACGACACGCACATACGGGGAATCGGTTTCGGTGGGATCGGCGTACCCCGTTCCCGACGTGCTCATGTCACCGCCCATCAGCCTCTCCCATTCCCGTTCACGTTGTGTCTGCGCGATCACCGGATTACTCGATGTCGCCGCCTTCTGAACCTTCGTCTGCACCGCCTGCCCGAACGCGGCCACGTCCCGGTTGAAGCAGAATTTGCTGAATTCGGTTAGCTCGCAGTCGAATAGCGCGACTTCACTCGGCAGCTTCCCGAATGTCTTGGCCGTCTCCCACACTTCCCAGACCAGCGGCTTGTTCCGGGCGTACCCTTTTGAGTGCGTCGTGCTGCGCCTCCAACGCAGCGGTCTTCATCTCGTCGGGCATGGCGTATTCGAAGATGATCCGCTTGTCGACCAGGTCGATTTCGTCGACGTTGATTTGGTCGTCGGTCGTCGGGCCGGCTAGCACCACCGTGGGGCAGATGACGGCGGCCGCGGTGACGCGGTTCAGCGGTCCGAACAGTTTCTCGCGGCTGCCCGGATCCTGAAGCGCCTCTTCAGTTTTCAGCAGCGCCTCTTGGGAGAATCCGCCGTCGTCTTCGACGCCCTGGAACAGTTCGGCCGCGAACGAGTCCTTCATGTTCAGCACGCCGAGTTCGATGACCTGCGTCATGGTCAACTGGCGGACCCGGACGAATGCGCCGGACGGCAGTTCGACGTCGAACTCTGGGCGCTTGCGGAACCCGTACACGCGTGGGGGTGCCTCAGACGCAGGCGAAGCCGCCGGCGCCGACCCCGGCTGGGGGTCGGCGGCCGGCGGCTCCATGATCTGCACTGGCGCGGTGTAGTCGATCGGGCCTTTCGGCTCGTACGCGCACCCGGCCACATGCGGGCCCGTGACCAGGCTTCCGCAGCACCAGTCCCGCCGCACCGCGGCGGCGGGGACTGATGTGACCTTCTGCTGCTTCTTGATTGGTGATGTCATCACGGCCTCCTACGGGCTCAAATGTGGTGGTGCAGCGACAGCCGCTAGCTGGCGGCAGTGGTGGCAGAAACCGGGGTGCAGTACTCGCCGGTGGTGGATCCGAACACAGCCGCAACCCGGAACTGGTACGCCGTGGCCGCGGTGAGTCCGGTGACGGTGGTGCTCGGCCCGGTCGGCTCGCCGCCAGCACCGGAAGTGACGGCGGTCCAGGTGGCGCCGGAGTCGGTCGACCGCTGCACCTTGTAGCCGTCTGCGGTCGGGATGTCCGTCCACGACAACGCCACCGTGGTCGCGGCGATCGTGCCCACCGTCAGGTTCATCGGGATCGGCAGCGGGTTCGGCGACGGCGTCGACCCCAGCGTGGTCTTCGTCGCGTTGTAGTCGATCTCCCACAGGTAGTCGGAGTCCTCGCCGGGCATCGGCGTCCCCATGAAGTCGATGCTGGGGATCATGAACGCGCCGTACTTGGAGTCGAGCGCGATCTTGCCGTTCGCCTTGCAGCGGAAGATCCGGATGACGTTGTCGCCGCCGCCGTTGGAGATGACCTGACCCTCGACCCGCCAGTAGGGCCTCTGGTCGCTGCCGCGCTTGCGGACTGTCCGCTTCAGCGTCGGCCCGACACCGGATTCGATCAACTGGGCGCCGGTGATGATCGCCAGCGTGGTCAGGTCCAGGCCGCCGCCCTCGAGCGTGCCCGAGACGGTGGAGCCCTTGCCTTGGATCGCCGCGGCGGCGCGGTCGTCGCCGTCGAGGGTGTCGGTGTCCTCGTTCTCGGTGAACGCCAGCGTCCGCGCCAGCGGCAGCCGGTAGGAGGTGTCAGCCAGGATCGTGCCGTCGACGTCGGTGTAGCCGGTGATCCAGAGCCGGTGAAGACCGTAAGGCTTGGTGTCCGGGTTCCCAAGTGATGCAACCATTTAAGGGTTTTCCTTTCGGGGGGAACGGGCTCCACGGCCTCTGAGTTCTTTCAACCTCAACGTCTGCACGCTGAAGTCATGCATTGAAATACGGTGCAGCACAACGGAATCGCGGTCACTGCAGTGTTTGCACTTGATTTCGATCGTGTCGCCGTCGACGACCTTGAAATGCAGCCCGCCCTGGCACCTGACCTCGATGACACCCTCACGCTCAGTCGCTTCGGGCTGCGGCGCCAGGAACTGCGGCTGCACGGGCTACTGGTCGACTTTGTTGCCGGCGCCGTCGACCAACTCGAACCGCACACCGTTGTACTTGCGGTCATCGACCAGCAGGTAGTTCAACTGCAGCTTCGAGAGCTTCGACACCGGGATCCGCCAGTTGTTGTCGAAGTTCCACACCAGCGGCTCACTCGCGGGGATGCCGACGGCGTTCCACTGCTGCGGGCTGATGGTGGTTTCTGCGGATGCGACACCGACCCGCGATGACGGGCTGCCGTCGCCCTGGAACCCGCTGGGCCGCGACACCACCTGCGCGGCGGCGCGCAGCGGAACCACGTACTGCACGAACCGCTCGTCGCTGTCGCCGGATTCGCCCTGCTCGGCGGCCTGCGCCTGCGCCTGCTCCTTCTCGTCCTCCGACACCGCCGGCGCCGCGCCCTCGGTCGACTCGATCGGTGGAGTGCTGCCGCCGCTACGCGGTTGCCCTGCTGCCATGTTGTGTTCCTTCCTTGATGTTCGACGCGCTACGGCGTCGTTATCCGGCTGCCGAGCGCAAAGTAGGACGCTGGGCGGCAAATCGTTTCGTATGTCTCGTCTTTCATTTGGAACCCGCGGCCTTGGAAGCCGACGTATTCGAGCTGCCAGCCGTCATCGCCGACGACGGGATCTGAATCCTCGACACCGCGGAACAGTTCGTCGCAGCGGTCGATGATCTGGTTGATCGGCGCGAACCGTGTCGACACCTTCACCGGCATGTGCACGTACAGGTCGAAGTGCTGAGCCGCGTTGGCCTGAATGTCTGGTTCGAAATCAGTTGTTCGCCAGCAGATCACAATGAACGCGCCGCTGCCGTTGGGTCGCTGTTCGAACGAGAACTCCGGTTCCACAACGAATCCGGCGCCGCCGAGATCCTTCAGCCGCTGGTCACCGCGCAGCAGCGCCAAAACCGCGTCCTGGCACATGTCAGCGGTTCCGGGCGACCCTGTCCAGGGAGCCGTTCAGCTTCGCCATGAATCTCTCTGCGATCGCCTTCACGCTCGGCATGATGACCTGGTGCTTACCGTGGCGCTTCGTCTCCAAGAAGATCCCGTACCACTCACTGTGGCTGAACGTGATTTCCTTATGCGAGTGCCCGAAGGTCAGCGGGCTTTCTGTCGGCTCGGCCTTCAGTCCGGCGCGCGCAGCGCCGGGCACCCGGTCTTTGCGGTTGCCGGTGCTGTCGTTCCACGGGGCGCGCGTCTTCATGTACGCGGTGCCTTCGACTGCCGACGCTTTGATCTGGTCGTCAAGGTAGTCGTTGTACTTCTCGCCGAATTCGGCGACGTTGAGCCGCAATTGCGTTAGGCCGCGAGACAGGCTAGCCACCGTCCACCCCTTTCACGAAGGCTGTGGCCAACGCTTCGACGTTGTAAGGCTTGCTGCGGTCGACCGCTTGCACGGTGTAGGTCGCGGCCGCGTCTTCCCACGTGTCGTCGACCGCGATCTGCGCATCAGCGGCGCCGACGAGCCGGCAGTTGAACTTGTGAGATTGGCCGTGGTCGGTCTGTGCGTCTTCGCGGCTGTCCAAGTTGCTCAGCACGACCATCACGAACAATTGCGGGTCGCGCGCAGTACCGGGACCGTAGTCCTTCCCGCCACCCGGACCTTCTACGCCCACGCGGGGTATCAACACAATCTGCTGGCCGCGCAGCGCGAGCACGTCGGCGATGAGCTGCGCCGGGTCGACCACGATGTTGAAGGTCATCCACCCAAAGTCGTAGCCGGTCATTGGATGGTTGATGTCCCAGTTTCGTGCACCTACCAGGAAGTACTTTCGGCCTTGATAGGTGAAGCGGTCACCCGCCCGCAAGTCAGATCCACGCGGTACAAAGACTTGTCCAGACTGCGTGAAAGCTGTGATGTCGTCGGTCTGAGCGCCCATAGACTGGGGGCCGGCCGAAGGGGCTTCCAGTACAACGACCGCGGGGATATTGTCGAGCGGCGCATACCCGCCCAATGCGTCTGGCCTCTCAAATGGCAGCGTCGGCGCGAATGGCGCGTTGATCATCTACTCGTAGATCGGTTGCCCGGCGATGTCTGCGCCGCACGAGCAAGCGTCACCACCGAAGTAGAGGGAACAGATGGGAGAGTGACACGCGCCCGAAGGCACCGTGTCAACGGCGTACGCCTTCGATTCGGAGCCGTTCTTGCAGATGTCTTGGAGTTGGGTTACTTCGCTGGGCCACAAGTTGAATCCCCCGCGCTGACGGGTATCAAGCGTGACCCCGAGAGGGCCCAAGGTCTGTG